GCTGGGTATATAGTATTGAAATATGCGAAGTTCTCAAACAAGGTTAATGTATGCTCATATTCAGTTGCGTTTAGTTGTACTATACTATCTGCTTGAACGAGATATTGTTCTTCCGTATCGTATGGTGTTGTAATATCTACTTTGTCATACATTTCATAGCGTGTATCTTTTGTGCTATGTATTACAATTTTTCCTGTGTCTAATTCTTCTTTGATATTTCGTTCGCAAGTAGGATTACCGTTGATAGTTACTTCTACATTGTTAATCTTAACTACTGTGTCAATCATTCATAACCACCACCGCCCATATAGTTAATTCGTGAACCTCGCATTGAGCGTTCGTATTCTCTTGCTTGATTTTGTCGTGTGTTGTTGCGTTCTCTTGTATATATTTGTGTTGCTGTCGATATTGCTTGTGGGATTAAACTCAATCCACTTGTTGCGATTGCTCCAATGACAATTCCAACTCCTGTGGTTGCGTTCTCCATTGCGGTTGCCATTTCTTCATTGCCACCAGCTCGTATCTCTTGTATTGCTGTGCTATATACCGCTTTGGCTGTCATTACTGAATAACCTAACATAATTGCACCTTTTTTTGAAATAGGCGGACTTGATAATGTTCCTCCTGCTGGGCTTTGTGGACTTACCGATGTTGAACCTTCCTCCACTCCCTTTGGCATATCAATTCTAATTATGCCACTCATATAATCACGCCCTTTCGACTTTGAATGTTAATTGATCAACTACATTATTCCTATATGTGATATTTACATTTGTTATATAAACATTTATTGTATAATCTAAATTCTCTTCTGCTAATGTATTTAGATTCTTATTTGTAATTTTAAGTTGATACAATGTATCTATATCAGCAAACAATGATTTCTCTTTATATATCAGCATATCAGCCGTATTCCCATTAAAGTTTACGGTTATATTTGCTTCCCAAGTTCGTTTGTCTACTTGCTTTGATACATCAGTATCGTTAATATTATCTACCATTCTTGTTGTCTTACCTACAATTTCAGTTATTTCCATTTTGTCAAGTAAGTAATCAGAAGTTTCTCCAAATGATGTATCACTTGCTAATCCAAGATACCCCATTGTTTCATTACCGAAGAAACCTTTTTCCATACTTGTTAAATTGAATGTCATTGCAAGTATTTGATAATATACACCGTTATATGTCATTACATTAACCTTTGTTGGCTCTTTAACTTTGAATGTATACTTATAACCGTTATCTTCAAAAGTCAATGTATCGCTTAATGTTTCAAGTGTTTCTAATATTGCTTGATATTGTAAATTGCTTTCATCGAAGTAATATTCCGTTTTATTTGTTACTGAATTACGAGTTGATGGCATTTTAATTGCAACATAGAACTCTCGTTCCCAATCATCTCGTTTGTTAGTTTCGACAAAAGGCACTTGAATAGATTGGACATCTACAAGCGGAACATATTCGGTTGATGTAAACTCTAATGAATCCGCACTCCTACTTATGATTTCAAAGTTATATGAGCCTACTGTTTGTTCGCTAAACTTGAACATATAATTGCCACTAAATACTACACCTTGTGTGTTTGCATTTAATCTTGTTAAAATCAAATCATATAACCTTTTATTTTTTGAATAAAACATATTAACAACTCCTATCTATTCGCATTCCCTTTTATTGATTGTAATGTTCCTTGTGATAATTGATTATTTCTTGCTTCTACTGTTCTTTTAGATTGTGCTAATATTAAACTCTTTTCTCTACTCGTTGCTGTGTTGACAAGATAATTCAACGCATTAACTGTATCGTTTTGAATGAACCCTTGATTAACTGTGATAAACTTACCACTTTTATAGTGTGTGAACCCATATTCTTGATATGGTATATATGGTATTGCGTTTCCATCATAGATTATTGTAAACTTTGTGGAATCTTCACTAAATCTTGTTCCATCAATATACATTTTACCAGTGTCATATGGTATATAGTTTTGAACGGTGTATCTAATCTCGTTCATAGTAATCATTTTATCAATATCGTTTTGATATAATCAGGTTGCCCACGCATTGCGTTTAGATCACTCATATCTACAATGCCGTTTACACTTTGAATAAGCAACTTTTCATCGCCTATCTTTACGAACGCATTTACATTGAAAGCGAGTGGACTATCCGTTTCTATCATACGCTCTCCATTTGACATTGGCATACTTGCTCCCATTTCATTTGAAATATTGCGTATCTTATTCTCTTTACACCAAAACACTTGTTGCGTGTCATCTTCGATATAATAGGCTTTAATCATGTAGTTAGGATTGCGTGGTTTACGATTCATCAATGTCCTCATCGTTATATGTCAATTCTGCTACAATCCACAAATCTCCACGTTTTAATATATTGATAATCTCATCACTATAATGTTTTTTACCCATATATAAATTCAAGCCCATACCGATTGCCATTTCGCCACGAATGTATTCAATGATTGCTTTTTGTAATACCGCTATTTTGTTTGTATCATTGTTGATTAAGTGTCGTATACCTTTATATTGTTTATCTTTATTTACACCACGATATGCTGAATATATAATCGAATATACTTTACTTGATATATCTTTCAAATAGAAATCAATCTTGTCTCCAAACACTTCGCTTAATTCTGGTTCAGTAAATTCGCTATTATCTAATACATCATCTTTTGTTATGTAATATTCATAGTTTTCTAATTCCATAGTTTCTCTCCTTTTAATAAAAGAGGGAAGGGCATAAACCCTCCCCAATCAATTATATTATAAGTTTTCTGTTGCTGAATTGTCGTGGATTTTTAAGATTGCTCTTGAAGCATTAGTTAATTTGAATCCAGAAACCATTTCAACTTCTGCTACTACACCATTGTAACGTGGCATACCATCCCAAACTCCAATAACATTTACCGATGTAACGATTGATAATGCATCATGATCGTACACGATAAATTCTAATGCATCGTTAGTTGCATCCCAAGTAATATCCGCAGTTGTTCCGTTGATATTAGTTAAGTCACCAGCTGCATCTGCAAGGCTTTCATATTCTAATACATTAAGACCAGCGATACGACCTACATATGCATCTCTAATAACTTGATTATCCATATCTACTGAACGTTGGAACTCATCACTCTTTAATAGTTTTCCATAAGTTGTAGGCGATACGATAATTGTATCTGGGTTAGCTTTCAATGCTCTCAATGCTTGTCTTGCATCTACGATTGTGTCGTAAATATCATTAGCTGCTGTCAATGTTGTAACATTACTTGCTACTCTAATTCCATCTGCATCTACGATTGCACTTGCTGCTTCTAAATTCCAAGCTGCTTTAACTTCTTGGATACCTGTTTCTAATTCAGCTGCTGCGATTCCATATGCTACACTTGCAACAGTTGCTCCGTAAATCTTACGTGCTCTATTGAATTGTTTGTTTAATGAAATTGTGATTACTGAATCTGCTACGATTGTTTCGTTGAAATCTGCACCAGGTGCTGTTGATGTTACTGTTCCTGTACCTGGTTTGTGTACCATAATTTGTCCTGCTGGACCGATTTGATATTTGTCAGTGAACGATAAACCTGGTTGGAATACGTTACCTGCAAATAGATTAGGCTCTACTAATGGACTGAACTTGTCATCTACTGTATGCCCTGTTGATGCTGGATATAATAAATTTGCCATGTGTTATTCTCCTTTTATTTTATTTTTTAGAATTGTACTTCTTATACAACGGATTTTGTGCCATATATTTCTCGGCTTCGCTGTTGTCCGTTGGTGCTTGAAAGTTGTTTGGCTCTTGCACACCAATACGAACACCTTCCGTTGATTTGAATATTGGATATTTCTTTAAAACATCTGCAAGTTTATCTGGATCGCCTTCCGCTAATTTAAGAGCGTCCTCTAATGCATCTGGTTTAATCCTTAATTCACTTGCTTTCAATTTTGCTTTGTATTCAAGTTTTTCACGTTGCCATTGTTCCTTTTCAGTTTCATATGTTGTTAATTGCTCTTTCAACTTTTCTTGTTCGGTTTTTTGGCTTTCAGTGTATTCCTTGAACTTCTTTAATCCATCTGCTTCAAATAGATTAACTCCATATTCCGTTGATAACTCTCGTAAGATTGTTTTACGGTCTACTGGTTTCTCTACTTCCGCTACTACTGGTTCAACTGTTGGAGCTACTACTGGCTCGACAACTGGTTCAACTTTTGTTTCTTGTTCCATTTTATTTTCCTCCTTTTATAGTCTGTGTGACTTATTACTCCGTAGAATAGGCTACGTTCCTTTTATAATATTCAGTGCCGTTACAGCACCGATAATACCATTGTCTAATCCTGCCATCATTGTCATTGATGCTAATGCTGACATTCCACCGCTACCACTACTCATCATTGCTTGTGCTTGTGATATTGGTGTAATCAATATACTTGGTAAATTACCTGTTGTCATATAATCGCTTGGTACTATACTCTCAACTATATATTTAGGTTCTTTGATAGGTCTTATTATTTCTTCATCGCTAACGTTAATATCTTCTGGTAATGGTAACGAGCCTATTTTCTCATAAGGCACACCAGGTCTACGTAAGAATCGCCATACCCATTTACCTTTACTTGCTGCACCCATTAACCGTTCGTATAAGTTAGCTTTGCCTTTATAACTGTATACCGATGAATTATGAAATCGTATAATCAAATCATTGCCACGTGTTGTTGCTGCACTTACGTTTGATGAATATACCCACTCGTATCCTAAACTATCTAACTTATTTATACTTGCATCACTTAATAATATGCGTTGGTATTTTCTATCTTCTGGAACTACATATGCCATATTGACCGCCTACCTTACTCTTGTGGTGTTTCTTCTACGATAGGTGGTTCATTTTCTTCAATATCTAAGCCAACTTCTTCTTGATTGACCGCTATAATTGGTATATCTTCTTCTACTAACATTTCGTTTGTATCTTCGTTTTCAGCTTGTAATGCACTTAACTCTGCTTGTGATATACTGTTATATCCGTTTTCTAACTTAACTCTTGCACTTATTGCTAACTGTTCTCTAATTGTCATATCATCATGCACATATTTAACTGCTGTTAGTATATCCCACGATGTTCCTAAACCTAATTGGACTTCGGTTGTGCGATCATTCTTTGATTTGATAATGTAATCATTGAACGATACGATAATATCAAAGTCTTCTTGGTTAGCTACCGTGTATGTGTTATCTTCGTTAGATTCCATATTCTTTGTCATTAGTCTAAACTCTAATGCTGTTTTCAAAAAGTCTTCTAAAAACTCTTTCCATAATTCAATCTTTTTATTACGAGTACGGATTGATACTTTCTCACGCTCTTGTTGTGATTGTGATGATGCATCAATGCTTTCTAACCCAGTTACTCCAACTGTTAATGGACTTAATCCGCTGTTGTTTAATGCTTGTGTTACCCATATCTTATATGATTCAACGTGCTTATCAGTTCTTATATCCCCTTGTTCGTAGATAATCTTTTGCTTGTCTACGTTCTCGCTTGGGCTATCTGCATATAGTATATGGTCTTTCTTAAACTCATCAGGATAACTGTATTGTCCTGTTGTCATACTCTTTAACATCAATTCTTCTGGGAAGTATCTATTAAGTTTTCCATCTCTAAACTCTTGAATCCAAGTAGATATAATTTCATCAATAGCATCAAATGCTCCGTATGAACCAGAGAAATCACTCTCTCCTATATAGCTATATCTAAACTCACTGTTAGGAAGTTTGTTTGGTTTGTATAAACTTAATCGTTTGAAGTAACCGTTAAATGTAACTTTCTTTAAATCTTGTGTAGCTTCTATTTCATTAAGATTGCAAGGGATCCATTTTGCTCCATCGCTTTCTTGTCCTTTGGTTGTGAATGTTAGTTGTTCTAACTTGTAATCAATGTATGCTCCAACCTTTTTATCTACACCGTATATCTCGCTTAATCTATACTTTGCTGTGCCTTTTTCATAGTATACATAGAATATATCTTCTAATACTCTACCGCTTTCCATACGGCATGTATAGTTCTCTGGTTGCCATGCTTCAATGATTGGGTATTCAGTTAATGATGGATTCCATGATAGTTTCCACGATACACCACCACTCCACGTTTCAGTTTCTATTGATTTGCTTAATAACATAGAACGGAATTTGTTATCTTCTAACATCTCATCTAATTCTTCTTGTAACTCTACTTCGTTCATTCCTTCAACTTTAATCTTATATCCGTTACCAACAATCAAGTCGGTCATCTTCTCGCAAATTAGTTGTGGGAATCCACTGTGTATCTTACGTATATCATTATTAGCGTTAGCCCAGAAGTAATTCATACTCTCACTTGCTTCGCCTTTACGATAAAACTTTGGTGCTTCTTTACGGTAGAAATATGCCAAGTCTTGCTCATTACCACTATACCATACACTGTTTTCTAATAACCTTCGTGTCATATGTTTGTCATTAAAATTGTTTTTCATTCCAACTAACAAATGATTATACTCCATCTCTGTGCCAACTCCTTTCCCGTATGCTGTTATACGTTTGTCTATTGCTTTGTTTATCCACGTTGCTGGATTTATTGCTTTTAGTACGTTCATTATCCACCGCCTTTTATAACCTCATCATATACGCTGTATACGGTGCTTGTCCGTATTCACAACTGTCTACTCTATCTTTGTATATGTGTTTTGGGAAATCTCTAATATCTGTTTTTGATTTGTCTGTATAATATGCTTTGCTAAATGCTTCATATATTGGTTCGCTTCTATGTGTGAATAATAACTTACCTTGATCAAGTTGTGTTACTCCCCAATCTACACGTTCTTTGATTGTATACTTATGTGCATTATAACATCGTAAATTAAAATGTTGCTTTAACCTACTATCCATTGTTAATCTCATTATCTTTGCTGCTGCATCTATGAAATCGCCTTTGATATACATTGAATAGTTTTCATAATATGGTGTGAACCATTTAACAAACTTATCCCATATCTCATCGTGGTTGGCATTGTTGAACTCAATGAAGTCTACTACTATGTGATGTTTGTAACCTACTGTAAACGCATTTAATGTGAATACGTTGCTATCAGTACCACCGACATCGTGTCCTATTGTCATGTTTGCTAATCCGCCTACTTTATTAACGAAATCAATCCAATCTCCTTGTATAATGTTTTTCTCTCTTGACATATAATCAGCATATATTACGCCTTCTCTTATTCCACGTATACCGAGTATCTTTGTTTGCCATTGATATGAACCCTTTGGCGTTGTTTCATATAACATTTGTTTCTCTCGTTGTGTCATTGTTGGGTTATCATCAAATGTGAAAAAGTAATAAGCAAAGTTTTCATTATGCTCACTACGTTCTAATTCTTTCATTGTTTCCTTCGGTACTTGTGGCAACCATTTCTCTGTTGGTCTACCTTTATTTAGATAATCAGTATATACCGTTGTATCTGGATCTCCACCGTTACTTGAACAATATAAGAACCCACTATTACGGAATACACGAATGAATAACTCACTTATGAAATCATCATCAGCTATGTTAATTTCTTCTACGTTGAATCCGTTAATCGTTAAACCTAATATATCACTCCAGCGTTGTTTGTTATCATACCCAGCTAAATATATAATCTTGCTTGGTCTATCTCCCATATCTACTGTTATCTTTGCTCCACCTTCGCCACCTTTGTTGTATGTGCATATTGGTTTGAAGATGTTAAAGAATGAACTTTCATTTTGTATATACATTTTCTCTAATACTGGTAAACTCTTTCCAGCTAACACAAATTGTCTTTGCTTATCATCTGTTGTCAGTATGCGCAGTATAAACGCTATACCTAATATGAATGACTTACTTGCGTTTGTTACTCCTTCTGCAAATATAACTTGGCTACGGTCTTTTATGATGTCTTTGTGTTTCTCTAATAAAATTACATCATTTAATGTCATAACTTCTCAACAAACTTCTCCATTGCCGTTACAAATTCTTTTGTTGTTACATTCGCATTAACATCTATTTTCTCTCCCCATTTTTTAGGGTGTAAGTTCTTTAATGCAAATATCAATAGTGTTGGGTTTCCTTCTAATGCTTTTTGGAATAGTGTTTGTTCTAATTGAGATATTAAACCTTCTTTACTTATTTTTAACGCTTCTCTTAATTCCTCGTGCTCGTTCTTGTAGTTGTTCCATGCGTTATGCCCTACACCTAAATGTTTATGTATTTGTTCTTCTGTATGCCCATCTAATCTCATAGACTGAACCAATGCTATGTATGGTTTAACATGTGTATTGTATTTACCCTTCATAGTATCACGCCTTTTTCTTGCGTTTAGTAGATAATAGCTCTTTCCATTTTACATATTCAGTGTGATGATCAACTTTATCTAATCCACATTGTGCAAGTATGGTTTGTTCTGCTTTATCTATGTATTCTTGGTCTATTAGTTTATATAGTGTTTTGTAATATTTCTTAGACCATTTCTTAACATGACTTAATCGTTTAGGGTATCTCAACATTGCTGTTAGATATTTCTTGAATAGGTTAACTTGTCCTTTGATAATAAGATACTTAACTGCATCATCTATTTCCTTTGTCTTTAACACACTTTGAAACGCATATATCTTGTTTACTACAAACCCATCTATGCTCTCATTGAATGCGTATGATTGATTGTCAGCTCGTACAGTAGAATCATCTCTCCATTGCCATAAGTATGTTACATCTTTCGATAGGTATACTTGCTCGTTCTCATTAGCGTAACATTGACATTGTGTGTTGAATCCTACATCTTCGTTTGCTCTTGTTTCATTGAATCGTATATTGTATTTATCTAAAAACGCTCTACGGTACATTTTACCATGCATCCATACCATATCTCGTTCCATTAACTTAATTGTGTGGTCAATCTTCTCTTGTGCAAAGTCGCACGATACCATTGCAACTGTTTCTTGTTCTAATGGTAAGTGTTGATAATATAACGCTAATGATGATAAGTATGTGTCATCAGCATCTATGAATGATATAAACTCCTCTTTTGTATAGTCAATACCGTATTGTCTTGCTACTCCTGGTCCTGCGTTCTTTTCCATATAACATATTTCTAAATCTAATCCAGCGTAACCAATTAAATAATCATATGAACCTTTTTTTTCTCCATCTACTACCATATAACATTTACAACTTACTACTCGTTGCATTGCTATACTGCATAATGTGTTCTTGATCGTGTCATGTGCTTTGTATACTGGTATAATTACCGCTATTTGTTTCATCTTTTTTCCTCCTTATTTACCCACTAAGTCAGTGCATTTGCCTATTTCATACCAATGTATAGGTATAGTAAACCCACTTTACACATATAGAGTAGCAATAAAGTGTTCAAAAGTCAATACCAAAAAAAGAACAGTGTTTTACTGTTCCTATTCAAATACTATCGTTCCGTTATTTACTAATGGTTGGAATCTTGTTATTGCATCAGATATAGATATGTTAATATATACATCAGCTAAACAAGTAAATGTTCCATTATATGCAAGTATGTTTGTCGCTTCTTCTAATGTGAATCCTAAACTTAATAATCCGTTGATCGATGTATCATTCATATTGATAATTGAATAGTCTACACCCTCAAAATAGAATTGAATGTTAAGTATATCGCCCTCGTTATATTCCATTGCTTGATTTAAACTAAACGTAATTGATATAGTCGTGTCCGTTGATGTTAATTCACTTACTATAATGTCATTGCTTAAACTACTTACCTCTATGTTCATGTTATCTACTAATATTTGATATGAATATGTATAAGTTATGTAATGCTTTGATGTATCAGTTTCTTCTAATTCGAAATATGTTAATGTGTATGGTTCGTAATCTACTAACTCAATTATTAGTCCATCAGTATATTGTACCGTATTCCCTACTGTAACGCTTGTATCTACTACCTTGTTCATTATATATGATATTGTTGCATAACCCATTACTGTGCTAAATGATAAGCCTAATCCCATTAGAAATGTCAATGCTAATTTCTTTAATTTCATCTCATACCTCCATACTTTATTATACCATATAATGTATAAAAATAAAACACCAATTTTTAATATTAGTGTCTTATTAAGGAAAATTGATCATTGTTTCTCCTTCTCTATCTGCCTCTACACTCTTTTGTTTCAAGTGTCCGCATTTTATAATAATTTTCTCTAACCATACCGCAATAGC